TGCTGAGAAAAAAACTGATGATGATGCTAAGGCTAAAGCAGCGGCTGAAAAAGCTGATAAAGAAGCAGCTGCAAAAGCCGAAAAAGAGGCGAAAGCTAAAGAAGCTGCCGCTAATAAAGACAAATAAGGCTGAAGAGTAGCCTGCTAAATAAGTTGAGTAATTATTATGTGGATCAAAACTCTTAGATACATGATGGTGAATCGAACCGTCACGCCGCGCGATACCATCATTGAAGTCGATAAAGTGCATGGCGCGCCACTGATTGAAAAAGGTCACGCTGTCGAAATCGACGCGCCTCAAGCTGCGGTTGTAAAAGAAGAAGCGGCCAAAACCAAAGCATCGAAACCAACTGAAGTAAAAGATAAGGCAGATTAAACATGGTCACACTCGAGCAGGTCAAGTTCCAATGCCGCATCGATCATGATGATGAAGATGTGCTATTGACTGGTTATATGGCGGCCGCTCGAGATCATGTGCAAATGCATCTTGATCGGACTATTTACGAAGGCGCGGTACCAAGTGACGACCCTGATGGTGTTATCGATAATGCTTCTATTGACCAAGCGACATTGATGTTGATTGGGCATTGGTATGCGCACCGCGAATCTGTGTCTGAAACATCAATGAATGAGGTGCCAATGGGCGTTACAAGTTTGCTCACACCTTATCGCAATCTAGGAATCTAACAATGACCTGCAAAGGATGTGAGGCCCGCCGTGAGTGGATTAAACAACGAACCGAAGAAGCCAGAAAACGAGCAACGCAACTTATTGCCAAGCTTAATAACGCTGGTGACGAAGCTAGTCGAACAAAACAACGTACTGATTGAGCAATCGGCTGAAAAAGAGCGAGTCATATTACGATTGCTTGATCAGCATGATGAGATATTAAACGAGCTTATCGAACAGCAAGAAGACGACGATGAGCAAACAGGATCTACTTTTTTAGATATGGACGGATGATATGGCATTGCAAGCTGGCGAGTTACACCATCGCGTCACTATCCAAAGCTATGTGAAAGGCGGCCGCGATGATGATGGTTATGAATTGCCATCAGAGTGGATTTTTTACAAAAAAGCCTATGCCAAAATTACACCGCTATCGACTAAGGATTTACTTAGTGCACAAGCTGCAGACTCTGAAATAACTGCGCGAATGAAAGTGCGATATAGCACTGGTCTTGATATCGATACGACGATGCGGGTGATTTGGAAAGGTCGACTCTTTGCTATAGACAGTCAAGGGCTTGATGATGGCGATAGTGGTTTGGAATATACAACGTTCGCTCTTGCAGGTGGTGTTGAGCAATTCAAGGATTAAGCCGTGGCAAATGAAATCACTGGTCTCGACGAAGTGCAAGCCAAACTGCAGCAGCTTGGCAATGCTCGTAAGGCTAAAAATGCGGCGACTCGCGCCTCACGTAAAGCCATGAATATTGTCAAGAAGGCGGCCGTACAAAATGCCAAAGCGCTAGATGATAAGGACAGCCCCGAAAAGATTTGGAAAAATATTATTACTAAGGCTGGCAAGACTAAGGGTGTTGATGGCGTTGTAATGAAGGTTGGCGTCAAAGGTGGCGCTAGAAATTACGGTACCAATGCAGACAATAGGCGGGCAGGTCGAATAGGTCGCAGGTATCAAACCCAAGGGGATAAGAAGAACCCCGGCGGTGATACTTTTTACTGGCGTTATTTGGAATATGGGACAGCTACCAACTCAGCCACCCCTTTGTTACGTCCAGCGCTGAATAACAACATAGATGCAGTTCAAGCTGAGTTCAAGCGCTCATTTTTAGAAGAGCTTGATAAGGAGATTGCCAAGCTATGAGCTTTTTACCGATATACCGGACACTTAAAGCTGATATTGATTTGGCGGCGCTCATTAATGTCGAGAGTAAAGTGTTTGAAGACATTGCGCCACATGGCACATCACCGCCATACGTCGTCTGGCAAACAATATCAGGGCAGGCAAAAAACCATTTGGATGAGCCCGCAAATTTTGACGACACACAGTATCAGTTGATGGTCTACGCAACAGATGCAAAGACCGCCTATGAGCTACGTGATGCTTGTCGAGCAGCGCTCGAAAAACAATCTTGGATATCAAATCCATCTATCAGTCTATATGACAGCAAGGCAAAACTTTATGGTCGGGGATTCGATGGAAATTGGATCTTAGAGCGTTAAGAAAACCCACTACTAATAGGAATGCAATTATGGCTAAGATTAAAAAAGGCGTACTCACGCAAGGCACGAACGTTTGGATTAAACACGGTGCAGCTGGTGCAGCAGTACTCACAAAGATGGTGTGTATTACTGGTATTGTGGTGGGCGATGACAGTCCAACCGACATCCCTGATACTTGCTTGGAAGAAGAAGATTCAGCAACCTCAGTCTATGGGCTTAATACGCCGGGTGAAGGTTCTATTGCGATTAATACCGATCCTGAAAACGCGACTCATATTACTTTGCTGCAACTCGCTGATGATCGTGAAGGCGTAGAAGTATTTGTCGGCTGGTCTGATGGCAAGGTTGTGCCAACGATGGAAGCTTTGACCGGCGTAGTAACATTGCCTGAAGATCGGACTTGGACCTCTTTTACAGCCCTGCTGAAAAATAGCGCACCAACATTCGATGCTGATTCATTGGTTAAGAATACTGTCTCTATGAAGCGTCAGTCTCGAGCTATCACGGCATACAAGACTACGCCGTAAACCTGCTGCAATCAGCAATTATCGCCAACACTAAGCCTCTTAATTGAGGCTTAACTATTTTTAGAGGACTACAAAGATGGCAAAGTTAAATTTAGCAGATATTAAAGCGGGCAGCCTAGTAGGAGAAATTCATGCAGAAACAGTTGAATTTCATCATAAAGGTGAATTGTGCGAAGTTGATATCCTATTTAAGACTCTTCCGTTTATAGAAAGCGATTCATTACATAAGCGCATGAATAACAATGAAGATGTCGCTGCCGAATGGATAAGCAAAGCATTGGTTGATGAAAAAGGTAAGACAACATTCACACAGCAGCAAGTCGAAAAGAATTTTATTCAACCATTGGCAAATGCCATATTCAACAGAGTATGGGGGCTTGATAGTGTAAAAAAGGCGATGGAGAAGACCAAGAACAAAAAGGATTCATAGCAGGCGAGAATGAATTGCTTTTTGAGCTTGCGCTGGCTGGTATTGGCGGTAATACGATACACCAGGTAAAAACGAATCTAACCATGGTTGAGGTTAATCAATGGGCAGTATATCGTCAGCGTCGTGGTAGTTTAAATGTTGGCAGGCGAGTAGAGCAAGCAGCTGCTAATATCATTGCAATGAACATTAACAAAGGGCTTAAACATGAAGACTGGGTAGAGCCACTTGAGTTTATGCCGCATGAAGATGATGTTGAGATTGGTTTTGAGGAGCAGATTGACGGATAAGCTAGATATTTGTGCTGTTTCGTAATACTATCTTTAGATGATTAATTATTTAGAGGATGTTATGAAACGAATTTTACTGGCTAGTGTTTTCAGCTTATTTTGTATTGGAGCTAATGCTACGAATATAGAGAAGCTTAATGTTAATTGTGACACTGTGGATTTAGATGTTGCTAAGACTGACGGACTTGAGTTTTACGCTCTTGTAAAATGGGAGGACCCTGCAACGTTTCCCGATTTACCAAAAAAAAGCATTGTAGGTGGCAAGTCAGCAGAAAAGCAAGTAGGTTTTGAGTTTGAATGTCCTCAGTTGTATGCTAAATACGACGGTAATAAATTAACAGTTCGAGCAGATACTGTAGAAGACGCTTTAGGCGCTTTGACTTCTAAATATTATAAGGATTTTGATTTATATACTTATGGATGGTACGACTATCCTAATATTAGAAAAGGCTACAATTCTATAAGCTACTCAATCAATCTTTATGACTATAGTATAAAGATGGGAGGGAATAGAGTAGGTGAAGGTCAGGTTTTGAAAAGAGTAGATTTTATAGGTTTGAATAACGATATAGTTATTGGTTATAAGGTTAATAACGGCAGCCTTAAACCGTTGTTATATAATAGTACCGTCGAACGGTATACTGGAGATATGGTTGATGCTGACATAATAGACATATACCATAAGTATGATGATAAAAAGTTTCAGAGAGAAGAAAAGCTACAAAGAATACATATCGATAAACCAAAAGGTTTAGTTGAGTTTTATAAAAAATATCCTTTTCCAAGTAGTTAGATATGAAATACTCACCACGAAATAAACTACCCGCGCAGCAACTAAACTGGGCACAGATATGGGTAAACAACCTAATTAAGAATAGGGTTTGGTCGCTCGTTGGATCGATGCCTATTGGTTACTACGTATATCTTTATTTAGATGATGAATAAATAAAAGCTCACTTCGGTGGGCTTTTATTTTGAATAGTGTTTGCAACGACCAAGGTAATACAGTATATTTGCATCTGAGGCGTCGAAACCTCCCAATCAACTAGCGCAATCCACAAGCGTAATCGTGGTTTTTTTATGCCTATCTAAAAGGCAAACTCTCATAATAGCTATCTGTGTCGTTGTGATAAACCACATGTTTCTATGTCGAGAGGGCGGCAGCCATACAATACCTTTCGTGGGGAAAACTGCCCGCCGTTCTAGTTGACGGTTTCGAACCTCTCGGCGCCCTTTATCGGGCAAATTCGAAGAAACAACTAGGAGTTCATTATGAGCGCACTTACCTTTAACGGCACCACCCTTACCACTATCAATCAAGACGACCAAGTTTGGCTAACTTCTAGCGACTTGGCGAAAGCGCTTGGTTATAAAAGCACAAAGTCCGTTAGCAACTTATATAGCAATAATTCTGATGAGTTTACCGAACAAATGACATTGGTCATCGAATCAGTGACCAATGGAATTAACGGAAGTAAGCGTAAGATGCCATTAAGAATATTCTCATTACGTGGCTGTCATCTGCTCGCTATGTTTGCCCGTACCGATATCGCCAAAGCCTTTCGAGTTTGGGTGCTGGATATATTAGAGCGCGAAGTAAAAACGACCTCACATCAACGTACCCCACTGCGAAAAGCATGTGATCGCCTAGCAGTAGGCAATATGCTCATCAGTGATGCGTATAAGATAGTCACCAGTCATTATAACGTCGAGCATATTGACCAGATACCAGAGTCGAAACTGCCCGAGGCAGTTGCCTTTGTTTATGATGTGATACTGGCACGGCAGGCAAGCGGCGCTAACAACTCAAAGTATATTAACGATATGCACGCTATTGGTAGTCAAAGGGTTGAAGAAACCCGCCACGCTATCGGTGTGATCAAAAAAGCACTGGCATCATTGGATTGCGGTATAGAAGTCGTCCGGCAGCATAACGAAACACAGTTCAGTGTGTTCGAGAGCTTAAAAAACCAAACGGCCAAAGTGGTAAAGTAACTTAATAAACCAAAAATATTTTAAGAAACCTCAGTCAGAAATGATTGGGGTTTTTTATTGCCCAAAATAAGGATTTACCATCATGGCCACAACTTCACTTGGCAGACTGACACTAGATCTTGCTGTAAGCCTATCTGAGTTTACTGACGGCCTAACACAAGCAGAGCGCGAGACTCGTGATCGTGCGCAGCAGATGGGCGACTCTGTTGGTAAATTCAAAGAGAAGTTGTTGGATGATCTCAGTGGTACTGCTATCGGCGACGCTGTCGGCTCTCTTAACGAAAAGCTGTCCTCCATCACAGAAGCATTCGGTGAGAGCGGTTTGGCAGGCGCAGCCTCAATAGGTGCTGCATCTGTCATCGGGTCGGTCGCTGCCATTGGTGCAGGATTAGTAACGCTGGCTTTGAAAACCGCAGAAGCAGATGAGCAATTATTAAGATTGGCCAAAAGAGCCAATACCTCAACGTCGAACCTACAAGTACTAACAGCAGCAACTGGCGCTTATGGCTTAGAGATGGATAGCGTCGGCGATATTTTGGCAGACGCTCAAGAGAAGCTAGGCGAGTTCAGTGCTACTGGTGGCGGCGGTCTAGTAGATACCTTGGAGCTTATGCAAAACGCTACCAAGAAGACTGACGCAGAGTTAGAGATATTTGGCAAGAGCTTGTCCACGATGGACAGTGTGGATGCTATCCAAGCTGTGGTTAACGAAATGGAGAAAGCAGGCGCAACCACGCAAGAAGTTCGGTTCGTCACTGAATCGCTAGCGAGTGGCTTGGGTGACATCATACCGCTTTGGGATAACAACGGCGAAGCGCTACGGGGCTACGAGCGTGACCTCAATGAAGCGGGCGTGATCAGAACCAAGGAGTCTATAGAGCAATCTCAGATACTATCAAGTGAACTGGAAGGGTTGCAAGTTGAGCTTGAAGGGGTATCCAATAAGATTGTAACAGCTACTTTACCAGCTATGGTTGGCTTGATCGAATACATGAAGACAGGCACTACGGACGCTGATGGTCTGAGCGATAGCTTATCTTCTATTGGTCTGGTGGCAGCGGTTATAGCGACACCATTCATCGGTCTGATGTCGGTATTTAAACAAGTAGGAACTGTGGTAGCTGGCTTGATGAGCAGTATCAGCTCTTTATTCAGTCTTATGTCAAATGTTATATCTAATCCTTTTAAGATTGGGACTTATCTTCAGGAGTACGCAAGATCTACAGGTCAGATCGGCGTTTACATGGGGGAGGACTTTAAGGCAGAAAGAGATAGAACTGTAAGTTCTTTAGAAACTATTTTTAGCTCTCCTAGAGAGTTGGCAAATAAAAGAGCTGCTGCTTATGGTCTTTCAAATCTCGGCACCCTTGTGCCTGGTGCTGGCGCTGCCTCTTATGGAACTGGATCGGCAAATACACAGATAGTAGCATCAAGGGCGATGGCCAAAGCTGCTGAGGATGAGGCTAAGGAGCAAGAAAAGCTTGCTAAGGCTAACGATAAAACTGCAAAGTCGCTTAAAGATTTGGGTAGTGCATATGTCAGTAATACAGCATTAAGCGGTCTCAAACTTAAAGCCAATGAAGCAATCGCTGGTGGCAAAGCGCGAGGTTATACAGCTGAATTTGCCGAGGTAACACAATCTTTGCTTGGTGGTAACTTAAGATATTTTAGTGCGATTAATGATACTTATCATGCAGGTAGTAATAGCAAGCATGCATCCGGTCAAGCTTTTGATGTCGTTCTTAAAGATGCTAAAAAAGCAAAGCAAGCTGTAGAAGAGATAAAAGCCGCTGCAAAAGAGTATGGGTACTCAATTAAAGTCCTAAATGAATATAGCAATCCCTCTAAAAAGGCAACTGGTGGTCATTTACATGTATCGGTATATGGTCAAAAAGATAACGGAAAAGGTGGCGCTGACATTGCTTGGATTAAACAACAAAATAGCGCAGCATCGTCTGAAATGCAAAAAGCTGCAGCAGATGCATTAAAAGAGCAAGAGCAGCAAGAGCGCCGCCAGTTAAACGTTCAAGCGAAATGGGCTTACGAAAAAGAAAAGATTGAGCTTGACTACCAAAAAGATGTCGCTGAAGTTAAAGCAGCCCACGCGGAAGGTTCTGCCGACTACATCAAGTACATGGCGCGTGTAGAGGAGAAATACACCAATACAAAAAATGCAGGAATGCTCTCATTGTCTGAGAATTATTTTAGTGAAGAAACTCGTATTCATAATGCTCATAAAAAAGCAATGAAGGTTATTGAAGAGACCTACATTGAGGACGATAGCGTTCGCCAATACTTTGTTGATGAGCAAAAAGCTGCTTATGAAGAAGACTTGGCTAACTTTAAATTCACAGCCGAAGCCAAGGCCCGCGCCCAATACAAGATGTATAAATCTATTGCTGATAGCGCCCGTGCGGGCAGTATGAATGCGCTTAGTACAGGCAAAGACAGCATGATGCAGCGCACATTAGGTGATGAAGATTATTCTAATTGGCGCTTGAATCAAGATTATGTAGAAGGTTTTGATTCTATTAATAACGATTACAAGAATCGGGAAGCTGAAATCAATGCGATCGATGAGCGTGGCAACGAGGCGTTTCCTGAGATTGAGCGATTCGAGTTATTAGAAATTGCCAAGCAAGAACACTTGGATAAGATGTGGGCGCTTGAGCAAGAGTACGCATTAAAAGACCAGACGCTAGCGGAACAGCATGCCTCTCAAAAAATTGCTATGTACCAAAGCTTGTTCAGTGGTATTTCAGGACTGGCGAGCGCCTTTGCTGGCGAGCAATCAGCGGCTTACCGTATCAGCTTCGCAATTGAAAAAGGCTTTGCTATTGCGCAAGCAGCGATGGCTATACAGCAGTCAATTGCAAAGGCAATGGCATTTGGCGTTACTCCTATTGATAAAGCTGCTTATGTAGGAGAGGCTATTGCTTCTGGCGCACAAATTGTCAGTAATATTAAAAGTATAACTATGGGTGGTATCGCACATGGCGGGCTAGATTATGTGCCTAAAGAGGCTACTTATCTGCTTGATGAAGGTGAGCGCGTACTATCGCCCCGACAGAATAAAGATCTGGCTAACTTTATGGCAAGCGGTCAAACAAATTCCAGTGAGGTGAATATTAATGTGTCGGTTGATGCTAAAGGCAACGATCAAATGACAGGCGATATGTCGAATGCATTGGGTCGCAAGATGGCTGAGGGAATGAAGCAAGTTGCTAAGAATGTAATTATTCAAGAGAAACGCCAAGGAGGTTTGTTGTATGGCACTTAAAACCTTTACATGGTGCGTCAACGCAGGGGCAACTCAAGATACTGAGCTTAAAACTAATACTGTGAGCTTTGGTGATGGTTATGAGCAGGTGTCGAGCTTTGGTATTAATAATGTGCGTACTTCATGGTCAGTGGCAAAGACTGCTTATCTAGCAGAGATTGACGCTATCTACGAATTTTTGATTGAGCATAAGGGTGTCACGCCTTTTTATCTTACTATTAACGGGGCAACCAAAACGTATCGCACAGACGGCAATATCAGCAAAGCCCATGTAAGCGGTAATGTCTGGCAAGTCTCCTTTAATCTCAAACAAGTATTTATACCTTAACTTAATCATAACGCCCTCTTTTGAGGGCTTTTTTATGGATGATATTTATGACTATTCAAATTCCAAATCCCGGCACTGGCAACGGGCAAACAGGTGATAATGAGTTTGTGCTGTGGAGTAAAGTAAAAGACAACTTTAATGACCAAA